GCCCTGGATCAATGGAAGGACCGGCATATGGGACCGAAGTGGGCCGCAGCAAAAACCATGTATGATCAGGACCAACGTATCCAAACGAAGATTGATCAACTCACGGCCACCATACATGCTATGGCAACGCAAGTGGAGACCCGCATCAATCCCCTTATCAAAGCGCTCAGGGCGCATGGGGCACTAGAGCCTCTGTTGGAAACCCAGGAAACCCAACAAACCCCAACGCTTACAGAATTTGGCATTGCTGCCACAGAAGTGAATGAGGCAAATCCCCTGCTCCTTGCCAAACTTTACCTCAGTGGCGCCCTTAGCAAAGCAACCATGGAGGAGATTGTTGGAGTTCTAGGCGCCTTTATTGTGGATAGGGAAGCAGATGATAAAACTCAGCATCCAAATACACTTTCAACACCAATCACGCCCCTCATGAAAGACGTCCTAATGAGGATTGACGGCTGGGGTCAGAAGGGAGCGGAGACGGACAAACAAGCAGGCATTGAATCACCGCAGGGTTATTGGAGTTTGACGACGTTGTGGGTCCAAGCCGGTATGGAATGGGTGCTGGAGTCAGAAGCAGCCCAATTGGCCTCAAAGTATGAACTCTATGAGGGCAATCTTATGAAGGGACTGCTGAAACTCGCCAATATTGTGAATGAATGGATCGCAATCGCCACCCTGCGATCCGACGTCGATATGTTGGAGACGATGAAGCGCGCTCAGACAGCACTCATTCGTGATATTGTTCAGCCAGAAAGTCTTTACTTACGTTTGACATAAAGTGCATCACCCCACTGGAGATCTGTCCAAACGGTGATGACTCGTTCAAATCCATACTTTGCCAATAATACATCAATATCACCAATTAAGCCACAATTTTTGTAGACAGAGTCACGATTGATTTCGGTATAGATCGCATCGCACTCTGTCAAGAGTTCTTCACTGCCACGCAAGACTCCAAGTTCAGATCCCTGAATATCCAGATTCCAAAAATTGTAATGTTTACTTTCCTTACCAATACGTTTCATAAAATTGCTTAATTTTTCGGTTGTGGATGTTTGGCGTTCAATAATATGAATATCTTGGTAAAATCCTTTTTCGTGATTGAGCTCTAGCAAACTACATGCCTGCGCATTATTTGTGATATTGAACTGCACTTCGTGTTCCGTTTCATCCAATACGGCTTGGTACACAGAAAACCCACGAGCCGTCATTTCTTCAACCTTCTTACGATTTCCATCGACCCAAATAATTTTATCATCTGGTATGTGTAGTAGATTATTATAAAAAGGCCGTTCCTCGCATTCATGCGCACCAATGTGAAGAACACCGGTTACATGAATGTTATACTCCTGTAAGGTTTTAACAACCTGTGCTAAATCAACGAGCATTGAATAGTTGTTTATTCAATGTTTACTTTAGACCAGCCACTTTTTACACCTTCACGCTGGAATGAATATAGAAATCGTCAATGGGGCCGTGTCCCCATCCCTCTACATCATCATTTCCCTTGATAAATACGTATCCATTGGCTTCCAGGAGCGCACGGATATCGTTGCGCATTTTGGGGCCCGTATGCGGTTCATTATGCTCCACGGTGATACAATTAATCGTATAGTCAGAAAAGGGAAAATATTTTAAGACTTCATATTCGTGGCCTTCAACGTCAAGCGATAAGTAATCAATGACGGATGGCGCATTGAATTGCGTCAAAATACTCTTCATGGTTTTGGTTCCCACCTTAATCACTTCGTTGTTGTTCGCAAAGGGGCCAGGAGTGCTGGTCGCTCCACTCGCGTGCTCACAGACTGCAAATTCAATCAATTGATCGTCTTCACTGGAGACGCAAGCATGAGAAATGTGGCAATGCCGATTTGCTGCTAATTCAGTATGGAAGCGAGGATTGGGCTCAATACAAATACCATTCCATCCTAGAGACTTTTCAAAGAACAAAGTATTGCTAATATACTCCCCGTTGGATGCGCCAAGTTCAATAAAGAATCCATTGGTTTTATTACCGAGCACAGAATGAACCCAACGATCTTGGCCTATTTGTGAGAAATACATCTTTGTATGTATGTGTTGTGTTTGTCTTTATACCCTTGTCAGTTTTATCAGTTTTATCAGTTTTATCGGTTTTAGGTATTTTATCTTAAGGATGTGAAGGCCTAAACCTACATTCTTCATATCCAGTCAGAATGAAATACTGCATTGTGACTGGATCTGGGGGCCTTGTCGGCTCGGAATCTGTAAAATTTTTCTGTGATAATGGCTATACGATTCTCGGAGTTGACAATGATATGCGCAAGTATTTTTTCGGAACGTCCACGACCTCTATTTCTGATGAACTGCAAGCCAAGTACCAAGAACGCTATATTCACCACACGATTGATATTCGTAACAAGGATGCGTTAGATACCATCTTCAGTACATATACGACAGGTATTGAATGTATTATCCATTGTGCCGCGCAACCTTCGCATGACTGGGCGGCCAAGGAACCTCATACAGATTTTGGAATCAATGCTGTCGCTACGCTGAATCTTCTGGAACTGACACGGCAGTATTGTCCGAAGGCCAGTTTTATTTTTATGTCAACAAACAAGGTTTATGGCGATCGCCCCAACTTTCTGCCTCTGAAAGAATTAGATTTGCGCTATGAAATTGAGGATGGAGTGGGTAGCATTGATGAGACAATGTCTCTGGATCAATGTAAGCATTCTATCTTTGGAGCTAGCAAGGTGGCCGCCGATATTATGGTCCAAGAGTATGGTCGCTATTTTGGTATGAATACGGCAGTCTTCCGTGGCGGATGTATTACGGGGCCAAATCATCAAGGTGCGGCACTTCACGGCTTTCTATCATATATCGTTAAGTGTATTGTGACAAACGCTCCTTACAAAATCTTTGGATACAAAGGAAAACAGGTGCGTGATAATATTCATTCCTTTGATCTGGTAAATGCCTTCTGGCATTATCATCAAAATCCTAAGCCAGCGGCTGTCTACAATATGGGAGGCGGTCGTGACAATTCTGTGAGCATTCTGGAAACGATCCAGATGGTGAATACCATGACGGGCAAATCCTGGACAAATTATGAGTATGTTGATGAGGCTCGTTCTGGAGATCATATCTGGTATATTTCAGATCTCACAAAATTCAAGACAGATTATCCTGGATGGACGATTACATATCCAATCAAGCGGGTTCTCAAGGATATTCTGTGTGCTATTTCCCCTAATACGGTTACGGCATCCATGCTCGGTGGAATTGGAAATCAACTCTTTCAGATTGCGGTTGCTTATGCTATGTCCCGTGAACTCAATTGTCATCTGAAATTCCAGAAAAATCAGTTTGGCGGTTGCCGTCAGGGATCGCACCCGTCTACATATTATAACAATATTTACCAGAAGTTGGACTTTGTTGATAATTTACAAGTCACAAACAATGTCAAGGAAAAGGGATGGGAATATCAATCAATCACAGAGGATGTGAATAATACACTCAGAATGTCGGCGGGTGATGCGACGATTTGTTTGGAGGGATACTTCCAGTCGGACAAGTATTTTAAGGCGTATTCATCCGAAATTAAAGATTTATTTACGCCAAAGGGAGGCATTGTTGCATTCTTAGAGGCCAATTCGACCATTCTAACACGCTTCCCAGAACTTAAACAGCCAAATGATTTTGCGTTTATTGGTATTCGTCGTGGCGATTATGTGACCTATGCAAATGTTCATAATCCGTGCGGAATGACATATTACAACATGGCCATGGATCGTATGAAGAAAGAAAAATATTATATTTTAACGGATGATTTTGAATGGGCCAGAGCGAAATTTGTGGGCGATCAGTATATCTTTCTCGATAATATTAAAGAGGATATTCATCAGTTATTCACAATATCTCTGTTCAAGAACTACATCATGTCCAATTCGACCTTTTATTGGTGGGGCAGTTTTCTGTCTGTATACCCTGAACCCCAAATTATTGCTCCAGACAAGTGGATTTTTGGTCCCCATGTTCAGAAACATCAATATTGGTCCGTGTATAGAGATGGAATGCATGTGTTAGAACGCCCAGTTGAGACAGATTAGTCATGTATAACATATATAGGTTTTGATTCGATAGACAAACAATCGAATCAAAAAATACGCCGAATTATACTCCATAATAGGACATAAGAAGTGCCAAGCATCCATTCCATTTTTTCCACGCCAACATTCCACTGCCGTTAATTTTGACAGCGGTTTCAATGTGAATTTTGAGGTCATTGAGTCGCGGACGAATGGACATAGAACTAAACATGGGACGCACACGTTCAAGAGGAAACGAAGGTTTTCCCAGACGAAGATTGACGGATTCGTGAAAATCGTAAAGCCAGATCACGAGCCAACTATACATTTCGCCATCGACCACGTTTTTAATTCCAGCGACCGGATGAGTTTTTATCCATTGGGTGGCATGCTCTTGACAATCAGGACACGGAATAATCTTCGGCAAATCTTCAAAAAAATACACCCATTGTTGTTTCGCATATTTAGAATGTTCGGGTGATGTCAATGTATGACTTCGTTCCGCCAAACTATGTAGAATGGCCCAGAGATGCGGACCCCAGTGATCGGTCTCTGGATAATTCAGAACCATTTTCTGGCATTTGGAACAGCCCATTCTTGCTTAGGGATCCGAAACGAACTTGGCCGATTTTACGTGCTTTTCGTTGTCAGAACGACGCACAGGATTTCCGAGCCAGCAAGATCCTTCCACGTAATCGTGGTGACAACTTTGCCGCTCACCGTATTTTCCGTAGTGGATTCTTCGTGGTGATGACCGACACCTAGGGGGCAGGGATCCGCCGTCTTGGCCGTCTCATCACATAGGGGCGCCTGGGATGTGAAGGGGCCGAGCCCATTGAGGGTGGCGGAGTAATACGCTGTTCCCCCTACAATAGGCGTATCCAGATCAAAGTCAAACGTTGTGGTTACGTTGGCACCCTGCGCTGGCGTATCATTGTCCATTGTCGCAACAAAGTTCTTCGCAAGTGCTGTTGCAGAAGAGCAGACCTTCGTACCGGTAAAATTATTCTGTTGAAACACGACAACAGAGTTATTGGAGACCGCACGCGGTTGCCGAAATCGGAGATTGTGTTTCAGAGCATCTGTAAAGAACACCGCAAGAATCGCAAGTAGACTACGCATTTACTTGGTTCTATATATTGTTTTTTTAAGCCAAAAAACGTGGAGCCCAGCAACCCCCACGTATTTTGTTGGAAATCCAGAGACCCAGAAAACCAGAGAACCAGAAAACCAGAAAACCAGAAAACCAGAAAACCAGACACTCAAGAATAGTAAACACACCTAAGACCATAGCAATCCATGGCCTTCTCTAAGTGTCTCACGCAGCCATGGCATGGCTTGGAACACATCAACTTTCCTTCTTTGTTGATGCGGACGACAACGAGGGTTGAGCCACGTAGAAGGGAATTGTCGCCAATGGCTTTGAGTGCAGCACGCTCGGCATGGATAGTAAATTTACTATATCCCGCGCCCTGGGTGCGAGAACCAATTTTGTTGGTGGCCATGGCAAGGAGAGCGCCTCCACGACCATAGATGAATGCCAGATGAAGGCTAGAACGAACGGAAATTGCGACACGGGCTGCATGCTCTTGGGCAAGCTCTTCGTAGTGGCTAAGTTTGGGCATATTGAACGTATACGACCTCAACTTGATTGAGCGACCAGACCGATTCATTCAATTTTTTTGAAAAGAGCCTAAACTTATGAAGACTCACTTCATTAGAATGTTTGGACAAGAAAGCCTTGAATCGGCGGTCAGAGATCATTCCGAATCCACACCTGCCAGAACTCTCTTACAAAACTTTCAGCATTTTATTGCTCTACATACGATCGTTGAGCCAACACGTATCGAGGGGAAACCTACATGTATTTCGAATGGAAATACCTATGCGTTTGATCGCGCAATTTTACATAAACAAGAAGTCTTATTCCGAGTTGGCAGTGTGTCCAAACGTGCTTTAGTGTTTGGTGCGTATCTAGGTCATGCAGTGCTTCTTTTGCTGATCAGCAATCCTAAACTTCATATTATCCTTGTGGAGCCAGATCCATCTGTAAGAGCTTCAGAGATTGTTCAGTATCTTGAACTCCATTTTCCTCATCGTATGACTCTGTATTCTTGGGACTTTTCAGAGACCTTGGCACATCTGCCAAATTTGGCGTTTGATTTCGTCTATATGGATCGAGATTATACATATCCTCTCATTACAAATCATATGGATGAATTGTTTCGAGTATCCAGACAAGGCGCATTTTATATGATGGACGGCTATGATATGGTGAAACCGACGATTGATTTTTGGATACGTCAAGAACGCATGAATCAAGTGATGATATCTCAATGTCTATGGACAAGTATAGTCACAAACTTGTGTAAGTAGAGACTCGTTATGGTCGGCAGCATAATACAGAAAATGCTCTTCCATGAGTGTCCAATAATTGACTTCCCATGTTAGCCGTGGCATATGTTCACGAATCAGGTCATTTTGTCGTTGCGCTGCAGCCTCAAAAAGTCCAGCGGCCCCTAACAAAAACCCTCCGCAATACCGCCAACAAATGGCATCCCAGAGATTGTATTGGCCGGTTGACCAGCACCCAGGAACAAAGATGCGATCCGAGGGAAAAGCACTATGTGCAATCTTATTCAACCAATAATGACAGACATGTTTATCACGAAAGACATGATAAATTCCAAAATCAATCCAAGCCAGATGTGAGGTTGCGCTATGTTTGGCAGCAGCCGCTAATACATTGAGTTTCGCCAATTGAATACAGAAATATTCAGCAGTGTCCTTGTCCTGATTACGAATCGCCGGTAGATGCGTGTCTTCACGAATCCATGAACGATCTAAGCTGCCAAATTCGCAATGGACAATATTCGGAAACTGACGAACCAGTTCTGTTCCTTCGGCCCGCAATTGGTCATCGATATATAACATAATCGGCACACCAGTTCGTGCTAATTCATGAAATAGATTGATATATGTACTAACCTTCTTATACATTGCAGATGAAGGTAAGTAAAGAGCGGTGACAAACGTGACACCTTGTTTTGGGTGGGGTTTTGTTGTTGTCATAATGTCTTAGTCTGACAACCCTAGGATTCCTTTAACCCGTTTTTTTTCTCAAGGAAACAGCTCCGACTCAACGAGAGCACGGGGCATCTCCAGAATCGCCGACGTGCGATCCATCTTGCTGTAGCTAATAATCATCCGATCATCCTCCACAACAAGGCCCAACGCATATTCAATGCAGACATCGTGGAACTTGAAGAGAATGGAATTGCGCTTGTAGGCCAGGTTCTCGTCCAGAACGACCAGCATGTGGTAATACGTGCGTGGTGTCGTGTAGTTCGCAATGTGGCAGAGGAACCAACGCTCCTTTCCGACTACAGCGCCATTGGTGGAGCCACGAAGATCATGGAAGAAGGCGGGGACTGCGGCGTTGCGAGACTGAATACGCAGGTTGTTGCCCTCCGTGGCACCAATGGTGAGCGGTGACCAGTCATAGATAACCTTGAGCTCGCCAGCGGCGTTCGTCGTATAGCACCAGTTCTTCTCGCAGCCGCGGTTCAGCGGGCTCTGGAATGGCGTGCTTGCCAGACGATCACCCGTAAACGTGTAGGAACCATGGCCGACACGAATATTGCCCGTCTCAGGATCCTCCACCGTGCCCAGGAAGAGCAGATCCTCCTTATGTTTGAAAATCTTGACATCCTCAACACCCTGGTAGCGCAGGTGGGGCTTCTCCACCTTGTCCAGCCAGTGCTCCTTGCGAATCGCAAAGGAGCGATCCAGCCAGTACGTGCGGTTAATCGTTGTGATCTTCTGGTTATCATGCTTGAACTTGTAGGAACCATTCGGCTCAATGTAGTAATTGACATAGCGAACATTGAGCAGGTAAGCCACGTCAGTGTCCGTCGCATCGCTCCAAGGAATGATACAGGGGCTACTGGAGAGGAAATCATCCTCCACATCCTGAACCTTCTTCTCGACCTTTCCACAGAAATCGTAGATCTTGACGCCAGGCATCAGAGACAGCTTCTTCACGTAGAAAATATAGTTGGACAGAACATTGAGCTTGTTGTAGTTCTTGCCGACGAGCGCCAGATAGTTGCGGTGATCAATCTTCGCCTTTGAGTAGTAGGCCAGAATGGTGTGCTCATAGTCCAGCAGATAGTTGTAGATATCGCTCTTGATAAAGAGTACGTCGTCCTTGGGGTAAGGGATGGAACGCGCCAGATCACAGATAGCCTGACCGATCATCTGGCGACCAGACTCACGATACCACTTGACGGCCTCGTAGAGAGACTCTGCGCGCACGGGATGACGATTGTAGGCTTCAAACCACCAGTAGAGGGCGTTCTCCATCTGACCCATTGCCTTGTATTGGTTGCCGGCCTCATAAGCGGCATAGAACACCTCCTCAATCCAGCCACCCGCCTCAAAGCGCTTCTTGTACCAAGACACTGACTCCTCATGACGGCCTAGATCACGATAGCTGTTTGCGAGGTAGAACATGTAACGCACATTTCCAGGCTCGTCAATGAGACCCTGCTTTAGCAGACGCACATCACGCTCAAACTTGTCGGCCTTTGCACCGCCGTCGCCAATATCTTCGATGAGCAGAGTTTTGAGCTGCGTGCAACCCTTGCCACCAGGAATATCATAGTATTCGTGGGTGGGGCCGAGGCACTTCACTCCGGCATCCGTGCGGGCCAGGCGGGTGTTGTAGTATTCTAGGCCACCATTGCGCTGCATCAGGCTGTAGGCGGCGTCCTTGAGATCGGCCTTATTGAACTCAGGGCGAATCGTGAGCGTCATATCAGCATCCAGAAGGAGCGCATACTCTGCCCATTTCTCTGCACGCTGAAGAGCGTGGGTGCGGTTGTAACCGAAGTTTCTGAATGGCTCCTCGTAGACTTCGCCCACAATACCCTTTTCCTGCATGTAATCACGAATGATTTTGATGGTGTCGTCCGTGCTACCTGTATCGCAAATACAATACGCATCAATAATGCCAGCGACAGATTCCATGAGACGACGAATAATCTTGCTCTCATTCTTGACAATCATATTGAGACAGAGCTTGCCCTTGACAGCGGGGGGATCCAGCGTAATCGTCATACTATCTCCAGAAGAAACATCAGGGGACGTTGTGGTAATGGATGACAGCATGGATGTCAGTGTATCGAAGGACGACATTCGTATGATGTGTTAAGTCTTGGATGTTTTTAAGCCATCACTTCGTGATGGCTTTTGGGGGTAAAACCCCTTAAGCCATAACTTCGCCAGTCAAATCGATGCGACAAACTTTATCCATTTAATATGACGATATTGGTAGAACAACTACTATGGCGCAATCGGTACAAGGAGCGTATCAGAATGTACCAAGGAAAGCATATATTTCTACTGCAGTATTCAATGACAATTTTTTCTTCTATACGGGAGATGCAGTAAACCCGTTAATTCCGGTCCCTGGAGGTTCGCCGACAGCATGTCCGATCGGTCGTGTCTTGCGTGAAAACGGCCGCAAATTATACCCTGAAACGACCCCCGGAATTAAAACCATCATGGTGGGCGTATATGACAGCATTACATTATTATCGGGTATGATTGATCCGAATGCCTCTTGTTTCGCCGTATATAGCACAGATTTCAGTTCATTTTCCAAGAATGCTGTCGATCCCATTACTGGTGTTCCAGACTTGGGTCCTTCGGTGATTACATCTGGTTCTGTTAGGACTGAAAATTTGTATGTACACGGATCGACGATTTTAGGAGGAAATCTTATAATTTCTGAAGGTATAGTTATTTCACATAATTTAGATGTGGCTGGCGCAATTGTATCTGGAACCTATACTTCGGCAGGATTTGTTAAACCGGCATTATACAAAATTGGATTCAACAAGGTCCTTTACAACAATACGTCCGCAAATGCGGATGTCTTTATTAATCCTTATCTCGGTAATGTGTTTGAAATTGATTTGAAAGCTGCCCAAAGTAATTTGAGTGGAACTCTGTATTGTTATTTACAAGATCCAACAAATCCAGGTGTTGAACTGACACCGCCTACAGGTCAAATGTTCTCTATTATTTTTATTAACACAAATGGTCAAAATCCAAATGTTGTGTTTGAGACAGGAATCGACCATGGTTTCTTTTCAGGCGGCGGTTTTGCGTGCGATACCGGATTTTCGTATACGTTTAACTTCTCCACGGACGGCGTTAATGCGTATCAGTCGAGTGGAAATGGCGGCGGCTCGGCAGGGGGAACAGGTCCAACGGGCCCCACAGGTCAGGCAGGCGTAGCTGGCCCAATTGGCCCTACCGGTCAGGCGGGAGTTCCCGGAACATCCTTCACTGGATCGACTGGTAAAACTGGTTCTAAGGGAGACACTGGTGCAACAGGTGCGGCAGGTTCTACTGGCGCCAAAGGACTTACGGGTTCTACTGGCCCTACGGGTCAAATGGGCGCATCAGGAGCAACCGGTATTACAGGAGCATCTGGTGTGGCAGGATCGACCGGTCCAACTGGTATAACTGGGCCGGCTGGAATGGCGAGTTTGACAGGATCTACAGGTTGGACTGGAAGAACTGGATCAACAGGTGCGACTGGAGCGGGTTCAACAGGTGCGACTGGAGCGACTGGTGCAACTGGAGCAGCTTCAACAGGTGCGACTGGCGCGACTGGAGCGGGTTCAACAGGTGCGACTGGCGCGACTGGAGCTGGTGACACAGGTGCGACTGGAGCAACTGGAGCGGGTTCAACAGGTGCGACTGGAGCAACTGGAGCGGGTGACACAGGTGCGACTGGAGCAACTGGAGCGGGTTCAACAGGTGCGACAGGTGCGACAGGTGCGACTGGAGATGGTTCGACCGGTGCGACAGGTGCGACAGGTGCGACAGGTGCGACTGGAGCGGGTGATACAGGTGCAACAGGATCAACAGGCCCTACGGGTATTACCGGTGCGACAGGTGATACTGGACCAACGGGTGTAACAGGTCCTGGCGGCGATGCTGCCAATACGGGTGCAACGGGTAATACCGGTGACACTGGACCAACAGGTGTAACGGGCCCTGCGGGTACCGCAAGCAGCACCGGTGCAACAGGTTATACGGGTACAACAGGTGTAACAGGTCCTGGCGGTGATGCTGCCAATACTGGCGCTACAGGTGCGACCGGTGATACGGGTGTTACAGGTATTACGGGTGCAACCGGAGAAGGATCAACTGGCCCAACAGGCCTTACAGGCTCGTCTGGTGAAACCGGCCAGACCGGCCCTACGGGATCTACGGGTGATGTTGGAAGCACAGGATCTACTGGCCCAAGCGGTCCGACAGGCCAGACTGGTGCACCAGGTTTAGGATATGTCTTGCCACTCAATGATGTATCTGTGTCCACGAGTATATCACCTGGATCTATTGGTGTCTTTGGTTATAGCGACGCAGTGCTTCCCTGGATGATTGGCGATTACGTATACGTCATGGATACAACCACTGGATCGAACCTAGTGTATTATGGATACTTAATTAATATTGTAGTCGTTGGATCGCACTATGTATTTGATGTATCCGTAATGAGTTCAAAGGGATCGCCCGTAGCACCGAACTCAACATTGTGGACAATGGTGTTGGCCTCTGGACCTACCGGTGCGACCGGCCCTACTGGTTCAACCGGCCAGCAGGGTTATACTGGTGCTACGGGATTAGGTGGTGAGACAGGTTCTACGGGTGCCACAGGCCCAACAGGCCAGCAGGGAAATACTGGTGTGAGTGGTGCGAAAGGAGAGAGTGGTGCAACTGGTGATACAGGCCCAACTGGCCAGCAGGGAAATACTGGCGCGAGTGGCGCTACAGGAGAGAGCGGTGCAACTGGCCCTACAGGACAGGGATTGACCGGTGAAACAGGACCAACTGGTGTAACAGGCCCAGGTGGAGATGCCGCCAATACCGGTGCAAGTGGTGCGACAGGAGATACCGGTCCGACAGGTGTCACGGGCCCAGCTGGAGATGCTGCCAATACAGGTGCGAGTGGTGCGACAGGCGATACTGGTCCGACAGGTGCCACGGGTCCAGGTGGAGATGCTGCAAATACGGGCGCAACTGGTCCTACAGGTGATACAGGTGCTACAGGTGCTGATGGTGTCACGGGCCCCACAGGCGCTACAGGTGCAACAGGTGACACAGGTGTCACCGGTAATACAGGCGCGACAGGCGATACGGGTCCAACAGGTGCCACAGGTTCAGATGGTCTAACAGGCGCGACGGGTGTCACGGGCGATACGGGTGCCACTGGTGCCACTGGCTCTGATGGTTTAACGGGTGCCACGGGTGATACAGGATCTACAGGATCTACAGGTGCTGATGGTGCCACTGGTGCAACTGGTGTCACAGGGGCTGATGGTCTAACAGGTGCGACAGGTGATACAGGTGCGGATGGTGCCACTGGTGCCACAGGCTCTGATGGTCTAACGGGTGCCACGGGTGACACAGGACCTACAGGTGCGGATGGTGCCACTGGTGCCACAGGCTCTGATGGTCTAACGGGTGCCACGGGCCCTACAGGCGATACTGGTGCTGATGGTGCCACTGGTGCCACAGGCTCTGATGGTCTAACCGGTGCCACAGGTGATACAGGACCCACAGGTACTGATGGTGCTACTGGTGCCACAGGCTCCGATGGTCTAACAGGTGCCACGGGCCAGAGCGGTGCCAGTGGAGCGACTGGACCAACAGGCGACACGGGTGCTCAGGGCCCTGCTGGTGATGCTGCAAATACAGGCGCCACTGGTCATACAGGTCCGACGGGAGACACTGGATGTACAGGTCCGGCCGGCACAGCATCAAGTACCGGCGCAACAGGATATACTGGACCAACAGGCGATACGGGTGCGCAGGGTCCGGCAGGAGATGCGGCAAATACGGGTGCAACTGGTGATACGGGAGTGACTGGTGCAACTGGTGCGGATGGTCTTACAGGCGACACTGGTCCTACGGGCCCAACTGGCCTGCAGGGCACAACAGGCGCTACGGGTGAGGCTGGTCTAAGTGGAGCAACCGGCGATACGGGTGCAACCGGTCCTACGGGACAGCAAGGTGCTACTGGTGATACTGGTGCCACGGGCGCAGCGGGCTTAACAGGAGACACTGGATCCACGGGAGCCCAAGGAAATACGGGTGATACCGGTGCTACTGGTTCAACGGGGGCCCAAGGTATGACGGGTGATACTGGACCCACAGGAGCCCAAGGAAATACAGGTGATACCGGTGCGACTGGTGCAACGGGAGCGCATGGTGACACGGGTGATACGGGTCCTACCGGCGCCCAGGGCGATACTGGTGATACGGGCGCAACGGGAGCCAAAGGTGACACTGGTGATACTGGTCCTACAGGAACCCAAGGTGATACAGGTGCAACGGGTATCACTGGTGATACAGGTGCTACAGGAGCGGCTGGTCTAAGTGGAGCGACCGGCGATACTGGTGCAACTGGTCCTACGGGACAACAAGGTGACACTGGCTTAACTGGTCCAACCGGCGTAACTGGTCCTGGTGGTGACGCTGCCAATACTGGCGCAACTGGTATTACAGGTGATACGGGACCGACAGGATGCACCGGACCGGCCGGCACAGCATCCAGTACTGGCGCAACAGGATATACTGGACCAACAGGCGATACGGGTGTGCAGGGTCCGGCTGGTGATGCAGCAAATACTGGTGCGACGGGCTCAACCGGTTTGACGGGAGATACCGGCCCTACAGGTCCTACAGGTCAGCAGGGAACAACCGGTCAAACGGGTGATACTGGCGATACTGGACCTACAGGGGCCCATGGTGCCACAGGTGATACTGGTCCAACTGGTCCTACAGGACAGCAGGGCGCAACTGGCGATACGGGTGCGACTGGTGCTGCGGGCTTGACGGGTGACACTGGTGCTACTGGCGCAACGGGAGAACAGGGAAACACTGGCCAAACGGGCCGAACAGGTGATACTGGAGCCACAGGAGCCCAAGGAGCGACTGGTGATACGGGTGCAACGGGACCTACAGGCCAACAAGGCGCTACAGGAGACACCGGTCAAACGGGTGCAACAGGATCAGCAGGCTTAACAGGTGACACTGGTCCTACGGGGCCTACAGGGCAACAGGGTGCGACCGGTGACACCGGTGCCACAGGTCTTACCGGCGATACGGGTGCTACGGGTTCCATGGGTGCTACAGGTGATACTGGAGCGACGGGTGCTACGGGTTCCATGGGTGCTACAGGTGATACTGGAGCGACGGGTCCTACAGGACAGCAGGGATTATCAGGTGATACAGGAGCGACGGGTATTACAGGTGATACAGGCTCAACGGGCCCAACAGGTGCCCAAGGTGACACAGGTGATACAGGTCCCACAGGACCTACGGGCTCCAGTGGAGCAACCGGCCAAACGGGTGATACGGGCCCCACGGGCTCTACGGGTCCTACAGGAGACCAAGGTGCTACGGGAGCGACTGGATATACAGGTGATACTGGACCCACAGGACCTACAGGTTGTACAGGCCCCGCGGGAACGGCATCCTTAACAGGAGCGACCGGTGATACGGGATCCACAGGAGACACGGGAGCTACAGGTTGCACAGGTCCCGCTGGAACGGCATCCTTAACAGGAGCCACAGGTGATACGGGATCCACGGGGCCCACAGGTTGCACAGGCCCCGCTGGAACGGCATCGTTAACAGGAGCGACTGGTGACACAGGTATCACAGGAGACACCGGACAAACGGGAGCAACAGGCTTAACTGGTGATACCGGCCAAACGGGCGCGACTGGAGCAACTGGTCAAGGTGCGACGGGTGATACAGGCGCTACGGGATCGCATGGAATGACGGGAGACACTGGTCCCACTGGCGCAACAGGACAGCAAGGCTATACTGGATCAACAGGTGATTCTGGTGCGACAGGTTCTACTGGACCGACTGGTCAGCAGGGGGCTACAGGTGATACTGGATCAACAGGTGACTCTGGTGCCACAGGTTCTACGGGACCCACTGGTCAGCAGGGGGCCACAGGTGATACTGGATCAACAGGTGACTCTGGTGCCACAGGTTCTACGGGACCGACTGGTCAGCAGGGAAATACTGGTGCGACTGGGGATTCGGGCGCAACAGGTGACTCTGGTGCCACTGGATCGACTGGACCCACAGGACAGCAGGGCTACACAGGTGACACTGGCGCAACAGGTACCACTGGTCAGACCGGCTCCGCCGGTCAGAGCGGCCCTACAGGCCCCACAGGCGCCGCTGGTATTGGTTATGTAATGCCACTGAACAATGTGCCGGTTTCCACAAGTATAACTGCTGGAAATATTGGTGTCTTTGGCTACGGCCCTAGTAGCCTCCCTTGGGTTATTGGTGATTACGTCTATGTGCTAGACAATACACTTGGATCCAACTTTATCTATTATGGAAAGCTGACGAATATTGTATTTGCTGGTGGTTTCGGATGGGCCTTTGATGTAACGATGGTCAGTTCAACTGGAATCGCAGTTACGGATCCCTCTAGCGAGTGGACAATGGTGTTGGCTTCGGGTCCGGCGGGTTCTACCGGCCCAAGTGGTGCCGACGGCCAAACGGGTCTTACAGGATCAACAGGCGACACAGGCCCTACAGGTATAACCGGCGCAGATGGCCAAACGGGTCTTACAGGATCAACAGGCGACACGGGTCCTACAGGATCAACAGGCGACACGGGTCCTACAGGATCAACAGGCGACACGGGTCCTACAGGTGCAGCAGGCGCTACAGGTGCTAATGGAGCAGCAAACTTTACATTGATTGTGACAAATGGCACACCAACAATTCTTTCACCAACTAGCGTGCTATTCACGGCTGTGGGAGATGCAGTCCATTCGTTAGAACAATTCCCCTTGGATAGCGCTGCGTTGTATTTTGAGGTTGTTCTGCCAGATCTTGGATCCTGGGCAGTCTTGGACACACCAACCACCGGCGATCGCTATGTTAATGTTGGTGTACGACGCTTCTATGGTAAGTTGGATGGTGGTAACACGATTTATTTCTACAGTGATTATGCGGCTGGAAATGGTATTGTTGGAAGTTACGCATACACGCCTGGCGATCTCTTCGTGCTCTACACCGATGGAACCAATGTGTATTATATGGTGGCTGGGTCTATATTGGCTGTAACACCAATTACTAGTTACAGCAATACCCAATACTTACAAGTGGCAGCTGTCTTTGCTCTCGTTGCTCCAGTTACATTCTTGAATCTCGTATATTACTTGACTGGTAAGCAAGGACCAACCGGTGATACAGGTGTTACGGGTGTAACAGGTGATACAGGACCCACAGGACAGCAGGGAAACACTGGTGACACAGGCACTACGGGCTCGACTGGAGCACAGGGTGATACTGGCGATACTGGACCCACAGGAGCCCAGGGCTTAACAGGCGATACGGGTGCTACAGGCGATACGGGTGCTACAGGTGCTACGGGTGCTACGGGCCAGCAAGGTGCGACTGGTGATACTGGAGCACAGGGTGCCACAGGCGCTACGGGCGCAACGGGTGATAGTGGAGCCACAGGTTCTACTGGCCCCACTGGTGATACTGGAGCACATGGTGCCACAGGCGCTACGGGTGCGACAGGTGATAGTGGTGCCACAGGTCCTACAGGTGACACAGGTTCAACCGGATCCAAAGGTGCCACAGGTGACACAGGATCGACCGGTGATACTGGACCTACAGGACCTACAGGATTCACAGGTGATACCGGTCCGACCGGTCTTACAGGCTCATCCGGCGATACTGGACCTACAGGATCCACAGGTCCCACTGGTGAAACAGGTGCGACAGGAGATACTGGTGCAAGCGGAGCGACTGGACCAACAGGACCGCAGGGTATTCCTGGTATTTCTGGCGGTTTAGTGCTCTTTTTGGATACGGCTGGCGGTGCTGCACCTCAAACTGGAACTCTCCTGAATACTGCAGATAACGGACCTCAGACGACCATCACAGCCACACACAATGGCAATGATTTCTTGATGGGAACATTTTTATCTGGTGTTGGACTCTTGACATCAACGTCCATTATTGCGGGTCTGTGGGACCTGACGCTCTATGGAATTGCCTCTGGAAATGGTGTATCATTCTACTATGATTTGTATTCCGTGGATGCAGATGGTGTCTCTAATCCTATCTTGATAGCAGCTGGTTTAACTGCCTCTGCCACAACGATTCTGACCGTACAAGGATTTTACACCTATTCGCTCTATATTCCAGGCACAACCTTGGCGGATTTGACACGACGTTTACGAATGAGTGTCTATGCAAATTTTGTGACAACTAAAACGTTGACCATTGATTTCCGTGATACCACAATTTCCTATGTGCGAACAACACTTCAAATTACGCCTGTTCCAGGTGAAACTGGTAATACGGGCTCAACAGGAAACACAGGCCCTACAGGTAATAGTGGCGCTACAGGTTCAACGGGCTCAACAGGAAACACTGGCCCCACTGGTGATACTGGAGCACAGGGTCTAACAGGTGCTACGGGTTCGACAGGTGATAGTGGTGCCACAGGTTCAACAGGTCCGACAGGTGATACTGGTGCTCAGGGTCTTACAGGTCCCACTGGAAACACAGGTGATAGTGGTGCGACTGGCTCTACGGGCTTTACAGGCCCGACGGGTGATAGTGGTGCGACTGGCTCTACGGGCTCTACAGGCCCGACGGGTGATAGTGGTGCTACTGGAAATACAGGCGCCACTGGACATACGGGAGACACCGGTATAACCGGCGCAACAGGATCGGAAGGTGCCACCTTCGTCACATGGGTGCCAAGTTCCTCTGCGATTTCAGCCACAACACCCACAACAATTACCATGATTGGCGGCAGTCCCAGTGCAAATGTTCATTCCTTAGAAACATTCGCTACACCAGCACAAGGCGCTTATCTCCAGATTCAGGCACCGACCTTGACAGAAGCAGGTGTGGAAATCCAAGAATCTATGGTTGTGGATGGACTGGCATATTATCTGGATTTCACATATCCCAATCAATTCCAATTTATTGTGCCTATTACAGGTGTAATCTATACTGGAACATTTGCCCCAGGTGATATTATGGCCTTATATGTGAATGGTGTTAGCATATTTGCATCTCATGATGGTAACACATTGACAAGTTTCGGCCTTCTGGCAGTCGGCAATTGTGAAGCTGAAATTTTGGTTGTTGCGCCCACAGCAACAATTGTAATCTCTCATGTCTTGTTTTACCCCACTGGAGCAATAGGTACTATAGGCAATACAGGCCCTACAGGTGATAGTGGCGCAACTGGTTCTACCGGTGCGACAGGCGATACTGGAGACCAAGGTGCCACAGGTGCTACGGGCCCCACTGGAGACACTGGTGCTCAGGGTGCAACAGGCGCAACAGGCGATACTGGAGCCCAAGGCGTCACAGGTTCTACGGGCCCCACTGGAGACACTGGTGCTCAAGGCTCTACAGGAGCAACAGGCGATACTGGAGCCCAAGGTGCCACAGGCTCGACTGGTCCCACTGGAGACACTGGTGCTCAGGGTGCCACAGGAGCAACAGGCGATACTGGTGCTCAGGGTGCCACAGGAGCAACAGGCGATACTGGAGCTCAAGGTGCCACTGGCTCGACTGGCCCTACTGGAGACACTGGTGCTCAGGGTGCCACAGGAGCAACAGGCGATACTGGAGCCCAAGGCGCCACAGGTGCTACGGGTCCCACTGGTGACACTGGTGCTCAAGGCGCTACAGGTGCAACAGGCGATACTGGTGCTCAGGGTGCCACAGGTGCTACGGGCCCCACTGGAGACACTGGTGCTCAGGGTGCCACAGGAGCAACAGGCGATACTGGAGCCCAAGGCGTCACAGGTGCTACGGGCCCCACAGGAGACACTGGTGCTCAGGGTGCCACAGGCTCGACTGGTCCCACTGGAGACACTGGTGCCCAGGGTGCTACAGGCGCTACGGGTGATACTGGTGCTCAAGGTGCCACAGGTGCTACGGGCCCCACTGGGGACACTGGTGCTCAGGGTGCCACAGGCGCTACAGGCGATACTGGAGCCCAAGGTGCCACAGGTGCTACGGGCCCCACAGGAGACACTGGTGCTCAGGGTGCCACAGGAGCAACAGGCGATACTGGTGCCCAAGGTGACACAGGCTCGACTGGCCCCACTGGTGACACTGGTGCTCAAGGC